CAACTTTCTGTACGTTAATATAACCACTACCTCTACGTTCCATATCAACACCTTCATCAGCGCCAATATTTTTGCAGAGCTCTTTAAACCATTGATCAACAATAGCTTCTTCTGTTTCACCAAAGAAACCAGCTTGTCTTAATTGTACTATAAAATACTCGTTCCAGTCAAGTTCAAAAAACCCATTTCCTGGATCTTGTGGATTAACATGAGTTTCCAAAACAGCTACCCACGGTTCCTTTTTAGCAGTTGCTTCGTCTTTTGGACTTGCGTAAACTTTTTTAACACGTGTCTTAGGAGTAGGCTTAACTTCTGCTTCTACTTTTTTTGGTGCTGTTTTTCTTGGTGTTGCCTTTTTTTCTACTGCTGGCTTTTTAGCAGGTGTCTTTTTCGTTACCATTAGGTTCCCCATGCGTTTCCAAATAGATCTACGTGTAATCGTGGGCTAAATTTATAACCCTTCTTCAAACATAGCTCTGCTACTTGGCGTGCAGTTTTTGCCTGACCTTCTTGTGTTGCGCCACAAGGCATCAAGTAAACGTCACTAAAAATTTGTTTTTCTTTAAACTCTGCTACTGCTTTATCTACTTCTTCAACGTCTTGATCATCTGATACAACAAACTTAAAGTAAAAATTACGACCAGGAAGTCCATAGTATTCGGCGGCAACATCTGGCTTAATTGCAGCCTCCCACTTTTCTCCTGAGCAAGTTAACTTTGGACTGCAACTCCAAGTGAACTTGATTAAGTTTTCAACTGGACGAGTTGGACTAAAACTTAAATCCAACAGCGTTTGTACAAAATCTGGTTTGAGACTATGTGTTGTATTTGTCTCAAACGTTACATTCTTAATATCGGCAAACTCTGGCTGTGTTAACAATGCACCAATTTGTTTTTGCCACATCATAGGCTCGCCACCAGTAATTACTAAATGTACGTCCTGACCGTTATCACACGTCCACTTTCCTTCTGGAGTCATTGCTGTAAGTTTTTTAGCAATTACATCAACAGTATCCCAAGCGGCTAAATGCTTGTATTTTGCACTCCAGCTTGCACTTGTATCACAACCAATATTAGTTACTGGCAGTTCTTCAAAAGTCTTATATGCTTCGGGATGATCTGGATCTGCTTTCGGATCTATGTTATGTGGCATTTGTTCAATTGGAATATACTTTCCACGTTCTTGGCCAAACCCATGACACTCAAAATTACAGCCAAATGTTCTAAAGAAAACACTTGGCACACCTACAAAGCGACCTTCGCCTTGTACACTATAAAACATTTCGCTATATCTAATTTTTTCCATAATATATTATACTACCTTTTTCTTTCTAAGTCAAAGTCTTTCGCTTAACAGTATACGACATAATTGCGCATCTTTTGGAGATTTGAAATCAAAAAACATTGCATCGTGTGATGGTTTAGATTGATACCTGCCGCCAGGTAATCCAAATACTTCTAATACCATAGCACAGGTTTCATTCCACCAAAATCCGTTTTGATTATCCCAAAGTACAATTACACGATTATCTGCAATCACACTTGTCTCTTCCTTGTCTACAATTTCCGCCACAGTTATTTGATCCTTTAAGAAACAACGCTATTAAAAATACTGCCAATGCCCAACCACAAATTGCTATTAACCATGTCAACATAATTCATTCCGGCAATGGACTGAAACGTAATGTAAAACTTTCCAAGTAGCAACTATACTCCTTGCACTCGATAACTGGTTTATTATTCTTTGCATCTTCTCTATAATGAACCCACATGTGTCCATCATTTTCTACTACATCTAACACAACAAACATTTTTTCCTTGCCGTCATGCCAGCGTGTGTTTGGTAATACAGTTTTATTAGTCATTTTGTCCACCACTCCTCATAAGGGAATTCAATCCATACATCGTCTTCTGCTTTGTTAACTTCTGTACCAACGTAATCCATTGTTGCACGACAATTACTTGAAAGGTTATCCACAATAACAGCAAATCGTACATTAAAGTTCCAAACAGTGTTCCACATTTTGTCATCTGGAAAACAGCCACTTGGCCAATCATTCATAATCCAATTTAATGTAGTGCCTTGATCGTTAATATCATCTACAATAAGAATATTCTTTCCATTAAATGCATCTTCAGCCATGCCTAGATTACTAACACATTCTCCGCCATCTCTTAGACTTACATCTAGCGACTGCATTGGAACATTTAAATAGTGACTAATCATTACAGCAGGAAGCAATCCGCCGCGGGTAAGACCTACAATATAATCTGGGCGCCAATCATCATTTGATATGTTTCTACAAATTTTATGTACTAACCCTTTGAATTCTTTATTACTTATTACGAGCTTCTTCATACTTGCCTTGTAAATATTCTTCGTTGTGGATCCAATAGTTATTTTCTAAAAAACCCCATTCACGAGTTTGTGGACCAGGCATGAACAATGTCCATGCACTTATGTTGGGATCAATTTCAATTCTATGATAACTGGTAGCACTACAAAAACGGAAATGCCCGGGACCACGCCAGTGTCGGGTCTCGCCAATTTTCTTACCATATGCAAACTCTGGAGTCCATTCATAATAGCCACCTTTTAGTATAAGTGTAAAATATGGCCAGGGATGGTCATGTACATCACCAGGATCGCCCTTATGAAAGTTATGTAAGAATATATTAAATGGGAACCGTTTACGATCTTTTAAAAATAGGTAGTAACGTGTTAGTAACGGCTCATCACAAGTGCGATCCATTACTACACGTTTACGTCCACGTGACTCTAACCAGTTTAAAAATTTAGAACGGAATGTCGTCATTTTCTTCAATTACTTCATTTGATAAACAAATATGATAATCAATTAAAAAGTATTCCCAACTTTTGGCAAGTGCAGGATATTTTTTAATCATCTCGCTTAATCGCCAAGTACTAATTTCGTTAAGTCTTTTAGCAATATCTTGTTGTCTGTCCAAGTCACTGTCAGGGAATATGTCTTGTATAGTAACTGGACCGTCATCGTATAAATTCATTATCGTGGAGCAAACTCTTGTTGCATTTTGATATTGTCAAAGAATTCTTTTTTAGCACTTGGGTCTGTTTTAAAAGATCCTTTAAGAACAGTAGTTTGTGTAAGACTACTGTGTGCCATAATTCCACGATTCTCACAGCAACCATGTGTTGCTTGAATATAAACGCCTAAGTTTTTTGCCCCTGTGGCTTTTTCGATCTCCCGAGCAATGTCATTACAAAGCTCCTCCTGGAGTGTACCTCGTCTTGCACACCACTGCGCAATACGTGTGTACTTGCTGAGTCCGATGAGTTTCTCGGCAGCAATAATACCAATATAAGCAACGCCAACAACGGGTTGGTGATGATGGCTACACATACTGCGAAGCTCACTACGAACAACCAACATACCTTCGTAACGGTCCTCCGAATCATTTGGGAAACAAGTTGCGTCTGGTGATGGTTCATATCTTCCTGCCATTATTTCATTAAAGTACATCTTGGCAAGCCTACGTGCCGTGCCTTTACTGTTAGGATCATTTTCACGATCAATTAGCAGTGCATCTAGAACTTTTTCAAATGCTTCTGTTGCTTCGTCGATTAAAATTTCTTTATCGTCTTCGCTAACATACTCGCTAATATTATCCCCAGCCCAAAAACGTTTATTTTCTCGTTTCATTTTAAAACGAATTACGTTTCCAAGATAAGTTTCCTCGTAGCCTTTATCGTCTATATTTTTGTATGTTACTGATTCGGTCATTATAAATTCCTATACTAATATGTTATTATACTTTATTTAGGATCAATAGTCAACTTTTCAAAGATTCCATAGTGATAATCTTGCCAATCTCTTTACCTAAGTCTTTATCGTCAGTGATAATATACAATCCATTATTGTGTCTATCAGTGCGCCTATCATATGTGCTGGTTTCAATAATTGTGCCACCACTTGCTTTGTACACTTTAAACTGTATATTGTTTGCATCTAGACCTGAATGTCTACTAATAACTGCCGATGATTTCATTGATTGTTCCACATAGTTACTTTGGTTAAGGGCGAGTTTCTCTGCTTTACGCATTATCCATTTATCGAACCAGCTCATATTAAAACTCCATATCTGCCGCCACAATAAATCTAAAATTATTAGATGTTGGCGCTGTTGGTCTGTGATATATATTGCTTGGATATATAATCCAAGAATACGGCGAAGGACGGACAAACACACGACTTGGATCATCCATACCATTTGGGGCAAACTCTGTTCCACTCATATCAAAGTTTAAAACATCTTCGGGTATATGAAGATAAAGTATCCCAGAAATGGATTTATTTTGTTTTGTTAAATGATGTGTGTGCCATAAATCATCTCTATCTTCTACGATGGCATTTGAAGTCATAAAACTCCAAGCTGAGATGTGTTTAATTTGAACTTCAGTTTTCAAATACATAAAACAACTAAAAATAAAACTCATTCTCAGTTTAAGCCAACAATCTTCATGTCTACCAAATAAGTTTTCTTTAGTTTGAAATTTTGGACCATTTTCAAAATATCTACCGTCGTCAATAATTTCTTTAATAATTGACATGGCTTGTAGTTTGTCTTGCTCAGTAATAATTGAACTAAAGTCATATTTAGAAAATACGTCGTTAGATATGATAATATTATTTGACGTTGTCAAGTAATGCTCCTGCACTAAAAAAGTACTCAGTTAAGTCTTGTGCTTGTTTTCTAATACTAGGCAGTCTTGTATGATAATTGTCCATGTGCTGTATAATTTCTCTACACAAGTCTGGTCTGTACACAGTGTATGCGTCAAACGATTCAGTCCATTTACTTGGATACTTAAATGTATCTGAATACATTTCTGTATAGCTAAGTCTATCAGGCACCATTGGGATAGCATCTACCACTGCACCTTCATAGCAACTAATACCCAGTGTTTCTTGCAAGTTAGCACTAAACACAATCTTAGCTTCGCCTAACAAATTATGATATTCGTTCTTAGTCAGTTGTTGATCCTGACATACTACAAATTCATATTGTGGTAAATGCTCTTTTAAATCACGGAATATGTTAACTTGTTTTTCTGGAGCAATACGATGTGGAAATAGAATAAGGTCACGTTTTGTCATACCTTTATAAGGAGTTAACGTATCGTCCATATACTCCATGGGCCAGCCTGTGCGTACAACCTTGTTGTTGAATAACGTATCGTCAAATACAGTCTTATACATACTTACTTTACGATCCGGATCTGGTTGGATCAAGTTTTCGTAAAACATGTGAATATGAAAGTCTGTGGCAAAGTAGTTGTGATCAAAAGCATGGTAGAAACTTTTTTCTGCATGCCTTACCCAAGGCTTATCTCCAACAAGACGTCCTAGAAAGTCCTGTGGATCATAGCTACCAGCATGCCATAGGCCATGTGTAGTTACTGGAATACCTAACAACTCACTCATGTACTTTAAGTTTATGATACCTGGGTGCCAAGCATCAGTAAAAATAAAGTGATCGCCGGGATGAACGGCTCCGTTACAAAATAACCGGCCCATTTGCTCAACTTGTCGAGCCTTGTATATATTGGTGCCACCAAAATTAAGAAAAGCACCAGGAGTAGTGGCTGAAGGAATATCTTCAGGCCCAGATAGAACTTGAACATTATGCCCTCTCTTTCGAAGTAGACTAGGTACATGGGACTTCCACTGTCCCGTGTACCTTGTGTCAACCGCTTCTAGATCAATTAGAAAAACGGTCATTGTTGTTATAACGAGGGTTTTTGCCTTGGTAAGGCTTACGCTCGCCGTTATGGAACTTCGCGTTCCCGTTGCGGCCTTGATATTTGAAATTGCCGTGCTTGCGACGAGCAAAATCCTTATAGGCTTGGGACCTATACATATCGGTTGGATTAAAATCCAACAAGTTGAAACGACAGTGGTCGAGCCACTCCTCAAGATCATCAAAGATCTTCGATACTTCAGGCTTCATTTGAAGTGTTTTTTGAATATAGCCAGGAACAGCCATTTTATTAACCCTTTAGGTTTTAATTGATAGATAAGGACGGGTATTAGGAAACTTTAGGAAAGCCCCATTTTCACCATCCTCGCTTACTTCTATCCAAACATCTCTATTTGGATATTTTGCGTTGATTGTCTCGTGTAAATCTCGAGCAATCATTTCGCAACTCTTATAGTCTAGCGACAAAACACCTTGTGCGCTAGAATACAACCCTTCAAGCCATCGCTTGAACTGGATAAATTCGATATCTCTGTCGTCGTGGGTAACACTGATGTAAACCCTAAAATGGAAAATATGACGATGAGGATAACCAAGAAACGATACATCATATTGATCTCCTGTTGCTAAGTTAGCATCTGTTAGTGCGGCTGGGTATTTATGGATACCTTCTTTACGGAAGGTTACCCAAATCATGGATTCACTGTACGGTTGTGTCATTTGTATATTGATCCCAATAAGTATAATGTTTCTTAGACATTAGGTCATGTAGTTGATGTGTCCATACGCCAGGGTTAGTTGCACCCCAAGTACGGTCATCTAGTTTAAGTGTTGCGTTGTAATTAAGTTGATTAATATAAGGTAGTTTAACACTAATCATAGGAACGAATTTTGGATATTCGTTATACGCAGATTCTAATACGCCTTCAATATGCTCAACACCAAAGTCTAGTGTTACCCAGTAGCCTGCTTTTAAACATCCTATAATAACTTCATCCCACGCTTGATATTCTTCGTTAGAAATAGATTTAGGATTAAAACTTTGACTAGTACCAAAGTAAATGTGTTTAATACGCTTAGACTCATCCAAGTATGCTTGCGTATCATCTGCCTTACGCAAAATTTCTTCTATTGGAGGAGTACCTACAACAAACAAAGTAAACATACCATAACAAACTGTATGTTCTACTTCGTATCCTGTAAAGTATGTAACTTGTTGACGTTCTTCTGTGTTCAGCATGTTTTAATTATATACAATAAGTTATGTAATGTCAATAATTTTGGTAAAATCATTAGTCCAAACTGTGTTCAAGTTCAACAATTGCATCGTCATTCATATTAGCCAAATCGCTTTCGCCTGGTTCAGCTTCTTCAAATTCAATAAAATTATTCAAAACGTCATTTTGAACTTTACCACGTTGCAATCCGCCCTGTAATTCGGTTAGGAATTTGTGTGCGTGTTTGAGCATTGCTTTTGGATCATCGCTTTCAAAAAGTTCATTTACAAAACGGTCAAAATACAATATGTTACGTGGTACCCAATCACTTGGTTCGTCACTTTTAGCACTCTTACCATCTAAACGTTTCCAATGTCTCCAATCTGGCTTGTAACGAGCACATTCCATATCAGCTAATCTATTAGCACGTTGTACAGCTTCAATGTGAATCTCTGTATTATGCGCCATGTATAATGCATAACTGAAACTATCCCAAGAAGTTTTACCTTCTTTACCAATTTTGTTTAGCATACCTGGCTTATACCAACATACATCACCCATTGTTAAACGGTCACCAATAGCATTGCCCCATGGGAATGCCAACTCTGTACCAGCAAACAACTTACTATCTGGAGCTTTCTCCATAACAATAGACCATTTATCACGTCTATGACTTGGTGTTGTGTATGCTAGTCCATACGCAACAGCAATATAGGGACTTGCACAGTCAAAACTAATTGTTAAATTAGGATTACAATGCTTACGTAGCACACGTTGTATACTGGTCAAATAACAAGCCCAATCTAAAGGAGCAGTTCCCAAAAAGTGCATCCAATCTTTACCTTCTAATAGACCTTCGTCACGCATTGTGATAAGTCTATTTAGGATAATTGGCATATTACACATATTTTGCGAACCCATTGCCCATCCTTCAAACGGCATATTCTTAACAGCATCATACCAAACATCACATTCTTCTGGACTATTGCCTTGTAATACGTTTAAGAACTTAGTATGACCAAGTCTATTTTGTACAAAATAGTTGTTATTCCAAACTGTAGCATCTAAACAGTCTTGGAATGTTTTAAGGCCTGTTTTTTCTCTGTGTAATGCGTTACTTGCCCATGTTGGAACGTCAAGTACCATACTCCAATCAGCAGTAAGTTCTAACCAGTTAAGAATTTTATCTCTAGTTACGTTAGCACCTTTGCCTTTAAAGTCCTGCCAATCAAATTTAAGAACACCTTTGCCAATTTGGAAACCGCCGGAGTCACCTAAAATAATAGTGTTGTTACGGTCTCGTTCTTGTATCATACTATCTTGTTTGATAGCTTTGTTTAAATCTAATTGTGCATGACCTGCTGAATACAATGCATTTTTGTAAGTAAAGTAACCTTCTTCTGGATTAAGAAAGTTCATACCTTCGATGCCACGCTCAAATCCTTTTGGCATACGCTCTGGCGGAATGCTTGCACTGCCTTGATGTCGTGCATCACTGATATACTTACTATAGAATGTACTTACTGCGGGTAAGTATACTGCATAGTCTTTTTGTGTGTCGTTAAAATTAACTTGTCTCAAGTGCTTCTCCGTGTTCTTTTGATAGTTTTACAACTAAATCTAATTGTTCTTCAGCACGTTTAAGGGCATTAATAGCATTTAGTACAGCTGGATGTTCTTTAGCTAGTCTAGCGTGTTCTAGTTCTTGGTCACGTTTTTCACGTGCCCATTGTAAAATGGATTGTGAATCTGCACTCAAATCTACAGTAGCATAACTGGTGGACATGGTCATCCAATTATTACCATCAAATACTTGCATGTCACTGCCCCAAACCCTGATCATACCTTGCATAGGATTTGTGTTATTTTGACTAACATATGGTACAGAAGTGTTGCCGCCACTAACAATAACATTAGAGCCACCCATTAAACCTTTAATCATCGCTATCGCCTTTAACGCATTTGAATAGCAATCCTAGCAATAATGCTAGAACTGCTAAGCCAGACACTACTATTAATACTTGGCTTCCGTCCATATTAAGCCTGTGCTGGGATAATGTATTTGTAAGTGGCAGTACCGCTATCTAATGTAATTTGGATAGCACCAACTTCGTTACTAAAACTAATTTTAGCATTGTTTACATCAGCAATCTTAAGGATACCTAGTACACTTGCTACAGGCCATGTCCAGCCTTTGTCTAGTTTGCCATTTACACCTGTTGCAAATACAAATTCGCCGCCGTGTGTTGACTGGTCACCAAAGATAAACTTAACTTTGTCTCCATCTGTACGTGCTAAGAATGTTGTATGTTCTGTGTTAGCACCTGCTTGCAAACTAAAACGCTGGATAGCGGCAAGACTTGGCTCCAACTCTACAGTCCACTTTGGCTCTTTGAACTTAACATTTTTTAACTTTTCGTTAATAATTTGTGTGTTCATAAATTTGTAATCATTCTTAAAGTCGCCATCTTTGTTTTCAAAGTGGATACCATCTGGAATGCTTTCGCCATTTACTGTGCGTGACGTTAGTTCAATATCTGCACCGTCTTTGTACTCTGCACAATCAATCAAGTATTTCAACTTGCTTAGTTGTGGCATACCAAAGATGCCCTTCATTTGTGGGATAGGAGCATTTGTCTGTCCCATCATAATAACACTACGGTCATCAGCCATACTGTCAATTTTTGTTTCGTTGTCATCACCTGAAATTTTAACAATGCTAAGTCCTAGCGTATGTGTGTGACCAACGATGTCTTGTAAGATATCTTTCATTTTATTATTCTCCGTATATTATGATTATATTTAGATTTCGTGTTAAAGTCAAGTATATTTTATTCAAAATCAAATAACTTGCCAAACGTACTTCCACTATCTGTGGTACTTCCAATGTCCCATTCCAATACTCCAATAAGGTTGCTAATCTTGTTGTCGATAATTGTTTCCTCCATTGCCAAATCATCGAATGGCAATTCTTGGAACCATTTAGGAATCTTCAGTTCATCAACTGGGTATGCAACACTGGTATAACCTAGTGCATTGTTCTTTAGTTTACAAACATAAACTTTCATACCATCAACAATTTGTACTGAGTACTTGTCCCCGTTCATTTCACGTAAACGGTTATAATTGATACTGGCACGAACGTGACCTGGCATAGTTGCTTTGCCTTGCTTACGTTCTTGTTCTTGATAGTCAGTAATATTGTTGGCACGTCTTGGACTGCCTTTTTCCCAACCAGCTCTAGATTTAAAGTCTTGTCTAAACTCAATAATTTTATCAAGTACAAACTGTTCTTCAGCACCTTGTAGCACATCCATTAGAATTTCTTCTAAGAACTGTTGCATATATTCTGGCGTATCACTGCGCTTCAAGTCTAAGCCCATAGCTTTGATCTTGCCTGGCTTGCCATCTGCATCTAACCTCTTGCCTTCCTTATCATAGTTAAGAACAGCATAACGTTTTTTAGTAATAAACAAGCCTTTAATTGCTACAAGCTCACGACCGCCTTTAATAACTTCGCCACGTGACTTTGGACAATGGAAATAGTCCAACATAAACTGAGGGAAACTATCGTTAACTTCTTCTGCAATTTGGTCATATAACTGTACGCAAGTATCTTTATCCCAAGATAAGTTGCCTTTTTCTACTTCAGTACGCAACGTACTCCAAGCACTGAAATAACATGAGTCAGTGTCACCGTAAATAATGCTCTTACCTTTGTAGTCATATGTACCACAAATAATTTCATTAATTTTACTTGCCATGTGACGTGCAACTTGACGACCGACAAGTGTAGTTGACTGGCCAATCCGCTTATCAAAGAATCTGCAACCTGGGTTTAACAAAGCGCCATATAGTGAGTTCAAATTAATCTTACGCACCATTTGTCGTTTATCCCAGTATTCTGATTCAATGCCGTTGCCAGCCTTTTCAGCGTCTTTAGATTTCTTCTGCATTTCTTTACGTTCAGCATACCAACGTTTTAACAAGCCAGGAATAATACCTTCAAACTCATATGTAAAAATTGTGCCGTTAGCACTCAACATCCAAGGCTTGTGACTGTTAAAGATAACTTCATAAATCTCTGCACCACTGTGTACACTTGACTCTCCACTACTCCAGTCAATTGTAATTTCTGCAGACTTGTCTTTATTAACAACTGCTTCATACTCAATACTACCAAACTTGTCTTCCCAAGAACCAGCAAAGCTCTTCTTGTGTAACAACATTTGATTTTGAATATACTCGTCAGTTAATGTTTGACGTAGTTGTCCAACAATTGTTTCTGGGCCCATGTTAAGCGCACGAATCGCACTAGGGTAAAGTGAGTTAATGTCAATTGCCCCAATCCAATCATGCAAGCCCTTTTTAGGAAACGCCACATACGCACCAGCCGCCGCAGTGTCGCCTTGTTCGCCTTTACGTTGACGACTTGGTACAATCAGCCCTTGTTGATGAGCTTCATTAATAATGGCCTGTTCAGTCATTGCCACAGCACCCATTGTTGTTTGTAGCAAAACAGTATTACCATGCGCTAACACGTTAGCGAGATCTAGGAACTTTAGTTTCTTGTCCATTTTATCTAACAGTGCAGTATCTTGTCTGTTATATTCAATAAACGTTTTAAAGTCTTGATTGTATAGTTGATCTAACGTACCTTCGTACTGTGTCTTCTTCTCACCAACTTCTAGTTCACCAATTACATCCAAGCGATAGCTATGCATTTCTTCATATTTGTATTTGCGGTATACTTCCAAACTATCTAAGTGTACACGGCCTACAAAGTCATATGTAATAGATGCTTTACCAAATTTTTCGTACTCACGCTTTTTAGGATATTGATCCCACAAACAAAAACGCTTTGTGTCCTCTTTACTTAATACACGGGTTACACGATTAACAGTATAAGGTACGTCAAATCCCTCACTGTTCCAACCAGTAATTACATCAGCATCTTCAATTAATGTTAAAAACGTGTCAAGCATTTCTGCTTCTGTCTCAAACAAAATTGTATTTGGGAACTCTTTAATTTCTTCTTTTGCCTGTTCCATTGTCAAAGTTTTTGGCGGAACAGCTAGACAAACAAGTGTGTCCATCCATTGTAGGTGAACAGCGATAGCAGTAATTGGCATGAATGCATCGTCTGGAGATGCGTAACCACGTTCTGGATCGAAGTCCACCTCAATATCAAAAAATGCTACGTGCATTTTTGGAGGTTCTTGACCTAGGTAATTTTCTTCCAGCGTACGGAATACTGGATTGATATCACTTTCAAAAAGTGTTTTGTTACTGTGGATTTTTTGTTCTTTTGCAAAGTCTTTGAAGCTACGTGTGCTTACTTTGCTCAAGTTGTCGCCAAACATACTGCGAAACTTGCCTTTTGGATCTGGATAATAAAACTGATAACGTGCGGGATATTCTACGTAACGTCTATTACCTTTTTCGTCTCTTTCAACGACATTAATTATGTCCTTCTCTCTATCCCAGAAGGCATCGATATAACTCATATTTTTCTCCTTGCGACTTTAGGCTCGCTAACCAAACATGATCAATTATGGCTGATCTAACCCTATACAACTATATTTAAACTAATCTGACTTGAAGATAAAATTTCCTGAAACACTTATTCTGTAATCATCAGATGTATAAAATGGATATACTGTATGACACATTTTTGCTGGAAAAATAATCAAAGCATTTTCTAAACTTTTATCTACATGTATTGTATGGGCACAAATGTTCCCTAATGTTGACGTGTATTGAAATTCAAAAGCTCCTGGAGAATTTTTATTTGAATTAGCTCCTGGCGAGTTGGTCATTTCTTCTTCTAAATCATATGGTATATTAATCCAAATTACAAAACTCATAATACCTGTATGATTGTGTACAGGATTAAACTCGTGCTTTTTTTGAAAATTAACCCAAGCATTTTCTAATACAATTGGTAGCTTTTTGTTTACAACTGTAAAGTCTTTTAAAATGTTAAAACTTTTATCATATTCAAATATATAAGGTAAAATTAATCGTTCTATATATTTTGCACTTTTTATCAAAGTAAACTCTTTACTAATGTTTCCAGCCAAATACTCATTGTGCTTAATACCGGTGTCAAAGTTTTCTCTAATAGAATTAATTTCTTCCTTAATTGGAAAAACTGCTTCCTCAGTGAGATGAACAGCAGTAAATCCAAAATTATTAAAAGTATTAATTGTTGAAATCATTGTAATAAGAATCGTATGTACCCAAAAACGTCAATGATTGTCATTACAACACTCATTACTACCATGCCAAAACTTCCCCTACTAATACCGCAAAAGATCATAAGGAATGTTCCACTCAACCATAATGGATACGTAATTTCGTAGGGAACGTTTGGAGCCATTAATGCAAATATAATGGCTGTGGCCAATGCTGTAAACGCATTGTATGTCTCTGCCGATAGTCGCCATGGGTTAGATTTCCAATCAGCAACTACCCATTCTCTAGCAGTATTAAAATGGTGCTGAATCATCTGAATCGTCCGTGCCTTGCGCAGTTACTTTTGGGATTGCTGGGGCAACTGACTGATTCCATGGAGTTCCGCTTCCATGTCCAGTTGTGTGAACAATGTCTTCCAAGTCACTAAAGTCTTTGGCAGTTTGTTCCCAATCGTCTTTCATTGCTGTACGAATTGCCTTTTTAATTACACTTGGCTTTACGTCCAATTCTTCTGCCACTGCTTTAATTGTATCGTTCAGTCCTTCTTGTAGGCTTTTAATTTCATCCATTACTTGCCAACCGTCTTTGACTAGTTGTTTTAGTTTTGCTTGTTCTGGTGCGCCAAATACTTTGCTCATATAAACTCCTAAATTATTTTACTATTGTAACGTAATTGTTTATCTAAGTCAAGATATTTCAGTCGTAAAAATAGGGCAAGATAAAATCTGCCCTATTAAGGTTTAACCTTTAATTTGTTTGTTTAAGCGAGATTGTAGTCCTGAAAAATATTCATCGCTTTCAGAAATTGGTAAATGTTTAATACGTTTTTCTTCTGCTCTGGCTTCTCTTAATGCTTTGACCGTGTCCATTGCTTGTTTGGCAATGCGTAGCAATTGAGTTTCAGTACTTTCTTTAACTTTCTTTTTGCCTTTTAGTGCTTTAAAATCTGCACCAGTTAGTTTGCCTTTTGGTTCTGCAACATCTAACTCTGTTTGTTTTCCTTTAAGTTCTTCTTTAACTTTCTTAGGAGATGGCTTCTTACCAGTCTTTTTCATTTCTGCATCATACTGTGCTTTGGTACATTTTTTACCATTAATTGTGTATTCTTCTTTTGAAGCTTCGTCAACTTGTTTACCTTTACGCTTCATGCTGGCTGTGACTTCTTCTCCGTCAGTTGCGGCAACAGTTGTGGGTGCATCAACTTCTGCTTTCTTCATTGACTTAGGAGCTTTGTATCCTGGAGGTGGAGCAGTTGCACCATCACTTGGTCCCATTGATCCGTCATCTTTAAAATTTGGGTTAGTTGGCCCTGGAGTTTTTGGACTCCACTGCTTTCCTTTATTTGGACCAGATGTAACTTTAACTTCACTAATTGCTTTTTCAAATGATTCAGCCATTTCTTTTTCCGCCTTACTTAATTTTTCTGTTTCACGACGTGCTTCGTCAAACTTAGTTTGACCTTTGCCGTGTGCAGACATTTTTTTAGCATCGCTTGTTTTAATTCCTACTTTTTTAGCAAAAGCTGGGTTATGTGCGGCTGCATCGATAGTTTTCTTTTGTTTTTTACTCTTAAATGGCATGTTAATCTCCGATACTATATTTAGCGTTTTACAGGCGTACCAAAGATGCTGTCGCCATCTAGTGCATTATCTGTTGGTTTTTGCATTTTGGGCTTGGGTTGTGGCGGTGCTTTAGTTCCAGATTTTCCTGGACTGCCTAGATAACTTTTCTTACCACGTGCTGACCCCGGGCTCAAATTTGCAGTTGGATTAGCTGGTCCTAACGATGCAGTTGTTGTTCCTGCAGGGTCACCTGCTTCTATTAACAAATCTTGAATACGCATTATATTTTATCCTCTGGCTCTGGAGCAGTAATTGTAGCACCTTTTTGCTGTCCTGGAACTTTGCTTGCATCCACAATGTAACCGCCTGCAGGAAGAACTTGTACTATTGGTAAATTAAATTTATTACCCTTAACATCTACTGGAACAATTTCACCTACACTTTTTCTTTTCTTTTTAGTTTGTTGCATTTGTGGAGCAATTAATTCGCTTGAGCCACCTGTTGATTGTGGCATAATTTTTATATTACCAGCTATTTGATTTCCTAATTCTCTTCTTGCGGCAACTCCGCCTAAAGCTCCAGTAACTTGTGTAGCAGTTCTAGCGCCTTTAAGAGCACGTCCAATTGGTAAAGCCACAGCAATATCTGCAATAGCACTGCCCACTGTGTAATTTGGTGTGATGTTTGTTTGTACAATATCGTTAATTTTTTTACCGTACTTTACTACAGTCTTTGGATCAACACCTGGCAATGCATCAGCAACTTGCCCAGCAGTAATTTTTTCTCCAAAAATGTCAGCAACAGTGACGTTTCTAAAAAGATCCATTGCTTCAAATTCTAATAATAAATCTTTTATTTTCATATTATACGCCGTACTTGTTCTTTTTAATTTTTGCTATTGGGCTAGTTGTATTAGTACCTTTAGGTTCTAAACTACCTTTACCAGCTTTAGTTTTACCTTTGATTCCCATTTGCTTGGCAGCAACGTCAATCATTTCTTGTTCTTCATCAGTATAACTTTTAACAGTATAGTCCCCAGCAAACGGACTTTCATTATCTGATTTAATATCAGGCGAACCTGCAAGAGCAATTCCAAAACGATATGCCTTATAGCCATCGCCATTGTACATATTCAGTGCATTGAATGTTTGAAGTCTACTGATTGGATTTTCTTGGCTGGCACGTAGCTTACCGCCTTCAATTAATAGTTCATTGATTTTCATGACTGATTTCCTATATCCTGTTTTGCCGCTAATGCTCTGCGTTTCTTTCTAAGTTCTTCTTGACGTTTTAATTCTTCTGGATCAAGTTCTGGATTGCCTTTATCTGTTAATGAACTAACAAACTTTTTAACATCGCCGTATTTTGAACTGATATAATTTTTAACATTGTCAGGAGCATTTTGTATTTTTGCCATAATCTTAGAAGGATCCATAGTCCATGATCTATCTTTGCCTAAATACTTTTCAACACTTGCTGGCATGCCTGCATAAACTTGTGCAAAATTATCACCTGCGTATTTGTATTTACCGCCCTGTAAACCATTAACAAATGCATCAGGGTCTGAACCAGCACCAACTACATTTGGATATTTTCTTGCTAACAGGCTTGCGTAATCTTTAGCTGAATCACTAGTAGACGCATATTGTCTATAAGCATCTGTTTTTCCAGTTTGATTGTCAACTGCTTTAACACCTTTGCCACTGAAATCCATAATGTTGCCTAAATTATTTGTACCAGGAATAACACTCTTACCCCAACCAGTTTCTAACGCCCAGTGACCTAAAATCAACTTTGGATCTACTCCAAGTTGGTCCCCCACTTCTTTAGCAGTGTCATAATGTTGATTAACAAACGCCGCTTGTGGATCATTAGCTTCTAATAATTCAGTTATACGCATTTTATTTCCCTACAGGTTTTTCGCCAGTCATATAAGGCAAACTAAACCACAATTGGAACCACTCAGGTGTTCCTGGTTTAATATTATGTTGCTTCATTAACTGGCCTTTTTCATTGCCTGTTCCACTTATATTACTACCTTCTAAACCTTTATACTCTTTTAAATGTCTATTAAGTCCTGCTAAATGTTGTATTGCTTTTAATTCATGTATAGGATCACTACTGTCAAGATAACAATCTTCATCTGTATCTTGATTTAAATTTTCTGTAGTAATCTTATACTGTTTCATTTTAATGTGCTTCTCAACATCCAGCTGTGTTTCTTATGTGCATCTTGACGATCTGCTAAAAAATTACTTAGACCATGATCGCCAGCTTCTTCAGCCATAGCAAATGTTATTTTAAAAATGTTAGCCATCTTTTCACTGTCTTCTAATAGTTGACCAACCATAGCACCTTGTTCAAGTATTTCATTTTCATCTTCAACTACAGTTAACATACTAAATTTTTGTAAACTAGCAGGTGTATACATTTGTAATGCACGTAATTGTTCTGCAAACGTGTCAATACTTCCATATACTTCTGTATAAATTTTTTCAAATAGATCATGTAGTTGCGGGAATAACGAACCTTCTACGTTCCAATGAAAATTTTGTGCTTTGATCGCAAATGCATATTCACTTGCAAATGCTGTTTTAAGAGCTAATTGATACTTGTCCATCTTATTTGCCTTTACCCATATTATATACTTTGCCGTCTGGTCCTTGCATACCTAAATGCATACTAGGATATTTGGCGTGTAATGCATTGATTACTTTTTGTGCGGCATTCATACCTTCTTGTCTAGGCTGCGCCTTAGTATGTTCCCATTTACCATTCTTGGCAATCACAACAAAATACATTCCGCGATCTTCGTCGCCAAGTTCGTGTTCCATTTCGTCACGTTTGAAATTGCGCTTTTGTTGGTCCATTTGACCTTGTTGGTAACGGTCATAATCAGTTGCGCTCATTGTATCTGGGTTGCGTGATACTTCTGTCATTCTTGATTCTTTTACATCTGGTTCAGCCACAGGGTTTAAACTGTCAATGTGCATCTGCTTAACTTTATTAAAAAGTGGATGATCTGATTTTAGTTGTTCACCTTTATGGAAATAATCAAAGTCTTGATTAGGATCCATGCTAGGTCTTGCTGATATATTTGGTGATAGTTGATAATTTTTTGGTTTTAGGGTAACGGTTGATTGATAGTTTCCTGGCTTACTAGTATCGGCAATTGTGTTAACTTCTTGATCATAGTGCATTCCATTTCCTGGTTTATCTTGGAAATTATCGCCGTATTTTTTTCTAAGTAAATCCATAGTAGCTCTTTGTCGAGCACCATCCACTGACATTTGCATATCTTTACTAGACCAGGTTCCAACTTGTTCGTTTACTCCAAGTTCACCATTTTGATGTTGACTCAAAATATAATCAAAAGCTGTTACTATATTTTCTTTAGCAATCGTTATTTTGCTTTGCACCCACTCTGGAAGATTCTCGCCATCAATTAAATTTTCTTCCATTTCTCTAGCACAACGCTGAATAGTTTGTAATTGATTTTCTGCCATGCCTACTTCATCATCATATTCGCGACTGTCTTCATTTTTAACTACTTTCATTGACTGTTGATTTTTTGCGGCAGTGTCATTATCAAATGGTCTCAAATCTTTTGGTAGTGCGTTAGCTAGTGTGTCGCCTACTTTAGTTGCTACAGTTGAAATTGTATCACCAATGCCTTCAGTTTGTTTTTGCAAGTGGCTATATGAACTCACAAAGTCACTAGGAAAATCTTCGTCGTATCCAAATAATCCTTGAGCTTGCTTCTTGCCTAAGTCTAAAACAGCAATTTTGAATCCTGCACTTAATAATTCTTCTGCACGACCAGATGTACTAATATTTGGATTTTCATCAAATACTTTTTGTGCCAATTGTTCGTTATAGTACGCACCAAACTCTGCACCTTCAGCTACTTGTGCTTTGTGTTTTACATCGCCCTGCTTCTGTGCTTTCTTTTTATCTTTGTGTGCGCCAGCACCGCTTTGTATTGCATTCTTGGCAACAAAGTTACGTGGCTTGACTGTTGTTTTAACAGCACGTACACCTTTTTTGTGTTCAATTATTTGTGTAATTTTCATAGTTGTGGCTCTCTTTCTGGAACTGCTTGCTCAGGTGCTTTGCCTGGAATCTTTTTTGTTGCAGGTTGTCTTTGTACTTGTGACTGTTGTGCAACTGGTTGCACTTTTGCTGGGGCTTGTGTTTGTTGCTGTGTAGAATCTTCAATACCCATGCCTTGTCTAACTGCTTGATATAATGTTTTACCGTTTACAATAACATCATTACCAACTCCAGTGAATTGTTGGAACTGTTGTTCATTTCCTGCCTCTGCGGCAGCTCTAGCTTTAGTTCCGCTAAAGCCTTCAATACCTGTTGCATCTGGATCACGGTCGCCTGCACTAATGTATTGCATGACAACGTGTTCACGTGCGCCAGCTGGATCAGTACTACGAATAGGACCACTGTTCCAACCGTTTAATAATTTTTCAATACTGCCTTTTTCTTTACCTAGTCTATCGCTACCTGCAATGAATGCCATATTGCGATAACCTTTACTGTATAACCAGTTAGCCGCATAAATTGGGCCTTGTACATAATCTCTAACTATATGACTTGCAACTTCTGGATACATTTGTGCAATAAACTTTGCTTTTGTATCTGGGTCTAACGGATCATCAGTGCCTACACTGTTGCTCAAGAACACAAATGCATTCTCACCACCAGTTTCAAGAGTTTTGTTCATCACTAGACCGTGTCCCATTGTAGGAGGATTCATACGGCCAAAACAAAACGTTGCTAAAGGCATTTGACTCTTCTGTGCAATTTCTTCTTCTGGAACACGATGTTTAGCAAAGTTAGCACGGCTAAATCCTAAACGATCGATTAGTTTGAGTTTGTCTTTTCCAGAACCAAATACATAACCTTCGTGTGCATTAACGCCGTCTGTGATAGCAATAATCTCACTACCTTGTTGTTGTGTATCTATTTGTTGTTTAATGTGTGTTTTCAATTCAGTAATTGCGGCCCACATACTCCAGACACCTAGTAGACCAGGGCCACCACCATTTTCTTGATATAGCCAACCGTCTTTGTTTGCGCCTAAAAATTTTGTTTGAGCAGTTTCATTTAAACGCTCTTTTAAGAAATCTAAAAAACGAGGAACGATATTTCCTGAAATATCATCTTCTTCAAGCATACGAGTAATAAACGGCCCCATGGCAGTGATAACTGATTTGCCTTTCATTGCAGTTAATTCAGCAATGAATTGGTCTACTGCTTTTTTATGAGTATCAATTATTTGTTTTGTAGAAGCAAACATTTCTGCATTGACAGCAACACGGGGTTTGTCTCTCATCTCACCAACAAGGAAAGTTATACCTGCGTTATCTGATAATCCTTTAAGACCAACTAACGGCTGGTCTGATTTACCTAATCCAGGAATATATGTGTGTACAGCAATACCGCCAACGCTACGTGCAATGTTGTCACTTAATGTATTGCCACGACCTGGTGTAGCATCAATTTTAACACGATACTCAACAGTGTTAGGTTTGAATACAAAATACCCGTCTTCTGTTTTAGGAGTACCAGTCCACATCAAGTCACCCATCCAAAATTGGTCACGAACTTGTGGAACAATTTTATCTAATGCAGGACGTAATACACTTTCTTTTTCCCATAGATCACTTCTATTTGCATCACGTGACACATCATAGTCTTTAATAGACATGAACTCTAATTTTCCATTAACAACTTTATCATACATGTGCTTGTCCATAAGCACCAAGTTGCCCACGTCATCACGACCAAATACAACTGCTGGGAAACCGTCCCATTTAACCGTAACAGTACTTGGGTCTTTTTCTAAACTTGCTAAATCGTTTAAAACTCTTTCAGCACCTGCACTACCTTGCGAGATAATAAGGTCTTCTGGATGGTCAATGCCTTCCATAATTGCTTTGCGAGATGGTGTAAAAAGTTCTATCAAATACATAATGTTATATTTATTGTGTTTGCTGTTGGGGAAGTTGTGCTAACTTCTGCGGTTGTTTTGCTAGTGCGGCACGTATTCCACTCATACTTGCTAAATCTCTTGCGGTTGCTTGTGGCCCTAACAGTATTTTAGCAATATCGTCTTTGTTAATAGCAATAACTTTGTTAGTATCTCTGTCAACAAGTCCTCTGTCTGGACTAAACTGTAAATTACCTTTTTCTTCACCGGTCTTTGGGTCAACAAAAGTTTTTTGGCTAGCAAGTTTGGCTAGTACAGGATACATTTGTGTCCATAAGTCCCCGCCACGCATTGCGGTATCTTTGGCAAAATCGTGTGTATGTAGTTCCCAAGCGTTTCTTGGACGTAATAATAAATCAACTGAAAATGTTTTCCCACCTGCGCTGTATTCTACAGTTAGTGTTCCAGGGTCAGTATTAAATCCACTGTTGGTCATATAGTTGGCCAACGCCCACTTACTTGCACTCATCTCTATTTTTGCTTTTTTAGCAGGGTCAGCCAAGGCATTTGCCATTGCTTTTGGACCAATTGGTTTAGAACTTGCAGTATTGTATGCTTCTACATCTGGTGGAAAGCGTTGTGTAAGATTAGTTGGATCAATCATAATATCAATGTCGCCACTGTCTTCTCTCCCACCGCCACCATATGGATGTTCTGGGTCAAAACTTCCAGCACCGCCAGCAGTCCAGCCACCCACAATGCCTGCCTTCTTCAATATAGGATCAAGAGCAGCCTTAGCAGTTAAGAAATCTTCTTTATTAACTCTAGACACTTCAATGCCTTGACTAGCAAGTCGTTTACCTGCTTCAAATAATAAATCTTGTATACGCATTAAAATAACCCCTTGACCATGTCTAACCCATTTTGTATTTTTTCACGATCAGCGTTTGCACGAGCAATTGCTTCTGGTGTGGTTGCTTTATCACGCTTCTTGCCTGCAATATCAATTTGAGCTTTTTCTTCGTAACGTGCCAAAAACTTTGTTAAAAAATCGTTTGCATTTGAGTAGTTAGCAAAGTCACCTTTACCAAACATGTCATTCATCTCAACACTATACGCAAACCCTTTAACTGCATTAACTAAATTGGAAATTTTAACATTACTGGTATCGTTTCCAGGAAATTGTTGTAACAATTGATCTACTTGTGGTTGCGGTACACCTAATTGTTTTGCTTCATACACAAAGATATCATATACAAATGTCTTTGGATTGATTGATATTGTAACTACTTGCGCACCTTTTTGTTTACTAAACGGTACGTGCTGATTGTCTACTACTTTCAATTGAACACCAGCATGTTGTATGCTCATGTCTAATAATTCACCTAAGACACTAAACATATTACCCATTAACAACCCTTTAACGCCACGTTCAGGAGTAACACGTGCCGCACCCCACTCTGCAAGTTCTCCCGGATGCCACATAAAGTCAACTTGAACATATTGATCTCTGCCAACTTGTATAATAGGATGACCTGGTTTACTTTCAGTAGTATCTATATAATTTACTTTGCCACTCTTAGCAAACTTATCTGCTAAGTCATTCCAATAAGTTGTAAACTGTGCGTTAGTTGTACCTTGTTTAATTGGCGCAATCATTTGCAAATCAATGTCGCCATATATATTGTCTGGATTTTCTATTTCGTCTTCTTCGTAATAAGCAGTACTGCCTGTTGGCTTTCCACGTTGTATTGCAGGAATCCCTTGTGGACTTGTGTAATTATTGAAATCTTTAACAAATTGATCTACGACACCAAGAGCCGCACGTACTACTGCTGGTTTTAATTCTGTACTTTGCGTTTTGGTAGTGTCCCAACCACCTTCAAATAGTTCAATCAGTTTCATTCTCTTTGAAACTTTCTTGGTTAATTTGTGCTAGTTGTTTACAAACTTTGACTCGTAGCTTATATGGAAAATGGGTATTTGGGTCACCTTCCATTTTCTCTTTCTTATAGAACCCCATACAGCATTTGTCGACTAAATCTTCATATTTCTTGTATGCGTTCTTTTTGTCGTAAGTTTTCTTTTTGTGTTCTTTTGCAACTTCGTCGACAATTGGGAGCATCAGCTTTTTATAAACATCGTCATCGTCTAATATAAACGCCATCAAGTCTTTGGCCAACTCTTCGTTGGTTTCTTCTTCTTTATCTGGAGCTGTATTATGACTGAAAAATTCTCTTAATAGCATATTATTAACCTATTTGATTTCAACTGAGGCGCAAAAGATTACACGACAGTATCCTATCGTGTATTTATTTGTATCGTAACGTAGCGTGAATTAGTGATTGTACAAAATTCCAGCAAGATTACCGCGAGAAATGACAACTTTTGCCCTAATCCACACGTAGTTTCCCGTAAAATTGAAGAATTTTGTATCTCTAGGATTGTCGTTGAATGTAGCATACGTACTATCAACATCAAACCAATCTGCCTCAGTGGGCTCAGTAGCCAAAGTAGCCTGCATTATTACGCTCCCTATCATTGTATTAGGGGAATAGGTTACAGTATGTAGTCCAGTGTGTCCTAGATAATATCCGTCACCTTTGGCTTTGTCACTATAATATGTGTATTCGCCAGTAACTCGTCTACCTAAAGAAGGTTCATATGTAACTGAACCATTAGTTACTTGTCTAACTGTAAATTGTAATGTTTCGCTTAATTTTGGCATAACTGTATTTAAGCAATTTCTCTATCCAAAACAAACTCTTCAGCTTTGTTTAAATGCTCACCCATAAACATCAACGCCATACTGGCCATCTTCTGGTCTTTAGCATAGTAATAGTGACCATAAAAATAAGGATGTGTTGACCCATTTAGTATACGCTCAGTTCCTTGTGGAATATGAATTTTGCCATCATATTTCTTAGCCCAAGTTAAAAATCTTTCCATAAAGTCTTTATTTGGACTATCGCCATTTTTAAAATGAATTTTAAATCGATAGTTTTCGTGTGGAAGCTCTTTACAAATTATCTTAGTTTTATTTTCTGATAAGAACTTTGCCTGAATAGGGTCACTAGGCTTATACACTGCTGTTACATACGGTTCAAGACCTTTGATAATTAAATCAATGAGTACTGTGTCATTAGTAAAAATTGCCGCTTTATCGCCTTCTGCCCTAACTTGATACTCTTTGCCTAGTAAAACTGATTCTAAGTATGCGCCAATCTCAAGCAGTTCTTTTTTGTTATCAAATACATTTTGTGACCAATGTCTAGACCCCCAAAATCCACTTCCCATAGGGGTAACTTCTTTAACATAATTCATACCTCTTCTATGTAGATGGTTTATTCCGTTGCAAGTAATAACAACTTTATAAAGCCATCTTTTATAGAATAGTTTTGATGTGGTATTAATCTTCAGTTGTGGCATCTTCAACAATTTCTGGTTCTAGTACCACTGGGAGTGGATCTAAATATTCAAACACCAAACTATCGTTAACTTTATCAACCTTAACAATACCACCATTAGTCAGCTTGCCAAACAAGATTTCGCGGGATAGTGGCTTTTTAATTTTATCATCAATTACACGCTGTAATGGACGTGCGCCCATTTTGCTGTTAAATCCAAGGTCAACTAAATGATCTCTTGCAATGTCTGTAAGTTGTACAAAAACATTCTTATCTGAAATAAGACCATTCATTTCACGTACAAACTTGTCAACGACTTTAAGCATTACAACATGTTCAAGTTTCTTAAATTTAATAATACCATCTAAACGATTACGGAACTCAGGAGCAAAGAATGCGTTAACTGCTGAATCTGTCTCCCCAAGTTTTTCTTGATTACCAAAGCCAATGTTTTTCTTCTCACTGTCTGCGGCACCCAAATTAGATGTCATAATAATGATAGCGTTACGTGCATCTGCTTTCTTGCCATTACTACCAGTTACAAACCCGTTATCCATAAGTTGCAACATAACATTGCTTACATCTGGGTGGGCCTTTTCAATCTCATCTAACAACAAGATACAATTAGGTGTCTCTTGTAGTGTGGTAATTAACTGTCCAGCATTGTCTTCAAATCCTACATATCCTGGAGGCGCACCAATAAACTTGGCAACTGCATGTTTTTCTTGGAACTCACTCATATCAAAGCGTACAAGTTTAACACCCATTTTGTCTGACAGCACTTTAGCAGTTTCTGTTTTACCACAGCCTGTTGGACCAACAAATAAGAAGCTTCCAACTGGTTTGTTGTGTGACTTTAAACCTGCTTGTGCAATATAAATCTTATCAAGCAACGTATCAATAGCAGTATCTTGTCCATACACGTCTGCTTTCAAACTATCTTCCAAGTTTGTTAGCTTCTTAGTTTCTTTAGCGGCAACTTGCTCTAATGGCAAATTAGTCATCTTGGCCACTTCAAACACAATCTCGTCATGGTCAACTGTGCCGCCTTCTTGATCGTTTACTTTAAAACGAGCACAAGCACAGTCAATAATGTCTAATGCTTTGTCTGGTAGCTTTTTATCACTCATGTACTTGATAGAATACTTAACTGAGTCAGTGATAGCTTGATTTGTAATTTTAACACCGTGATGTTTTTCGTAATACTTCTTAAGACCTTTCATAATCTTAATAGCAGTAATTTCATCTGGCTCGTCAACAGTAACTCGTTGGAATCGACGCATTAGCGCACGATCCTTTTCAAAGTGTTTGCGATACTCTTCCCACGTGGTACTAGCAATAACTTTAAAGCCGCCTTTACTTAATGCAGGCTTTAACATATTTGCCATATCATTACTTTGGCCACTACTTGCGCCTGCACCACTCATCATGTGTGCTTCATCAATAAACAAGATTGCTTTCTTTTTCTTGTCAATAGCAGTTAACACAGTTTTCAAACGTTCTTCAAAATCGCCTCGATATTTAGAACCAGCAAGTAACGCACTAATGTCTAGTGTATAAACTGTATGGTCTTCAATAAATTTAGGTACTTTACCTTCAACGATGTTACGAGCAAGCCCTTCTGCAATAGCAGTTTTACCAACACCCGGGTCGCCAATCATTAATACGTTTGACTTGTGACGTCGAGCAAGAACAAGTTGTATTTCTTCAATCTCTTTTTCACGCCCAATAACAGGATCAATTTTCTTTTGTTTAACTTTATTATTCAAGTTAACACAGAAGTTATTAATAACTGCGTCAAGTTTGCTTTCTGGAATCTGTGACTCCCCGTCACCATTTTCAATTGTATTATTTTCTTGATTAAAAAATTCAACAAATTTGTCTTTGTCAATTTTTGCCAGTTTCAAGAAATAATGTGCATGACTTTTCTTTTCGTGAAGTATGCTCAGGAAACAGTCAATTGGTTCAATTGTAGTTCTTCCCGCAAACAGTGTTTGTGTGAATGCACGGTTAAGCATACGCTCAATACTGTTTGTTTTTTTAGGTCTGTTGGCTTGACTACCAGTAATACTAGAAAGGTCTTCTAAAATATATTTTGTTAAATTTCCTTTCAATTCAGTAACATCCGTACCAAACTCATTTAGCATGCCACCAAATTTTTCATCACTGACTAGGCTTAATAGAAAGTGCTCCAGTGTAATATACTGATGCTTGTTTTCAATGGCAAGCAATACAGCACGTTCAAAAATACCTTCTAATTCTTCATTTGGCTCAAGCATAGTTTCTCACTTTTTTAGATTTTTTAATTGCTAACGACCACTTTAAAGTAGATAGTCTATCTTTAAAGTTAATCCCGTTTAAATGATCCAGTTCGTGTAAAAAACATTTACAATCGTAACCTTCAAATTTATGTTGATGTTCGTTTCCGTCCCTGTCATAATACTTACCAACAATCCAACTTGGACGTTTAATTTTAACAAAAACCAACGGAAAACTCAAGCATCCTTCCTCTACATCGAGCAAATCAGTACTAGCATCAATAACTTCAGGATTGAAGTATGCGCTACTCTGATCCTTCATTAAGTTATGCCCCATAGTGAACACTCTAGTTCTAATACCGACTTGTGGTGCTGCCAATCCAATACCATCAGCGGCAAACATTGCTTCCAACATTTGCTTTTCTAAATCAACAGGATCCATAATTGGATTTGTAAAATCAAATTCTGGCATTACTTCTTCTAAAATTGGGTTTGGATGTTTTACTATTTTTAACATATTATTTTACACCTTTAATGTGTTTGACCATGTTAATAGCGTTGTCGTCTAGATCAATTGGAATTAAGACGCTAACTCTAACATATAGTCTACCAACATTGCCTGCTTGGTCTACCATACCTTCGTTACGTAATCCTAATGTTGTTCCAGACTGTGTGCCTTTTGGAATTACTAGTTGTAGGACTCTTCCATCTAATGTTCGAATATCTGTAGTTGTTCCTAGTATAGCATCAAAACAATCAACAGACACGTCAGTTAACAAGTTTAGTCCTTCCCTAGCAAAAGTTGGATGCGGCAATACGTGTATACTAATAGTTAAATCGCCTCTAGGTAAATTTGGTATAGAGTCATCACCTTGGCCTGAATAGCGTATTGCCATACCATTGTCAACACCTTTTGGGATTGTAATATTAAGTTGTTTACGACCACTTGGGTATTGTATTTCAATAGTTTTTTCTACACCCGTATATGCTTCTTCTAAAGTAACTGACAAGTTAACATTTAAAGATTTATTTTTAGGTTGACGCTGTTGGAATCCACCTTGTCCAAAACCAAAGTTAAATCCAAAGCCACGTAAGATGTCATCCATTCCGCCTGTAGTAAAGTGGAACTCGTGTCCACCAAATCCACCTTGATTTGGATTTAATGGATCCATTCCTTGGTCAACCATACTACGTTTTTGTGGATCACTAAGGATATCATGTGCTTCGTTAATTTCTTTAAACACTTTTTCATCACCTCCTCGATCAGGGTGATGCTTCATAGCCTTACTTCTATAGGCTTTTTTGATATCATCTGGGGTTGCGTTTTTTGGAACGCCTAATGTTTGATAATAGTCTTTCATAGTACAATTATATAACAAAAAAAGGCAACTGTCAAGCTGCCTTTTGAAATGGAAATAATTAGATTATTTCTTTTTTGGTGCTTCTGGAACTTTCTCGCCTTCAAACTTCTTGTGAACTTTGATCTTCTTGCAAACTTGAACTGGCTTGCCAGCTTTGTCATTTACAACTTTTCCAGCTTTGTCTAGTTTATCTTTGCAAACTTCTTTCATTTCGCCACCAGCATAGGCTGTGCCAACTAATGCTAAACTTGCTACTAATGCTAAAATTAATTTCATTTTATTTTCCTTATAATGGTTCGTCAACCTGTGGGGCTGGCATTGGCTTACCTGTAGACGACATCGTCACTACAGCAGGCTGTGCTACTGGAGTTGGTGCTACTACTGGTTTTGGTGCTACTGGAGCAACCGCTACTGGCGGTGGGGTATATGGTGCTGGAGCTGGTGAACTTGGTACTACCATTGTTCCGCCTGCTTTATCACCTAACTTTTCTTGTGTACGACCATAAGCCGCAATACCTAAAATAGCACCCATTGCCATATGGAATAGTCCAGCACCTTGTAGTGTGATTGGAGACCATTGTGTTTCAACACGACCACCCCCTACTACTTGTACTAAACTCCATAAGATTGGAAATATAACAAAGTCTGAAGTACAGACTAGCATATACATCCAACCCATCATTGGACGCCATTTACTGTTCATCCAATCTTCTTTTTTCTTTTCTGAATCGCTCATATTATTAAATTCTTCCTGAGTTGCCATTTTTCGCTCCTTCTTATATTGTATTTAAACTAAACTAGCTAGACTTAATAGTCCATTTATTGCTGTGTTCAATTTTTCTTTTGCATCTAACTCTGACATATTTTGATCAATATTGGCTGTACGCTGTAAATCAAGTAAAAGTTCTTTGTATTCTTCTTGAGTCAACTCTCCCGCCTTAAGCATCTCTGTATATTGATTTGCTGTGGCGGCAGCGTTTGCCACTATTGGATCTGTGGTTGATAATATTGTTAATAATTCTTGTTGGTAATCTACAAAACTCATCTTGGTCTAGCTCCTATAACTTTTTGCATTGAGTCTGCTGATTTTTCTACAGATTCAAATTTGATTTTACAAAACATCGGACTAACTTTGTCCGACTTTTGATACTGCTCTGCAAGACCTTGTGCGATCTTGTTTAATTCAACTGATGCTTTAATTACATTTTCATTACGTGGGACGTGTTCACTATATAATGCAAATACTCTTGTATTATATGCTAGTCTCTCAGCATTTGCGGCGCTTAACATTGCATTGGCGCATTGTGTTTTATAAAGTTGTGATTCAGCTCTAATTTCGGCAATTTGTCTATATTCGTTTGAATCATACTTAGTCATTAAGTATGCATCAACTAATGCACATCCAGAAAGCATTGAAAAGACTACTGCTAAAAGAATTTTTTTCATTTAACTTCCTCAAATATTTGTTTTTGTGTTTTATACCATTCCATCCAGCTATCAACTTTTAAACGACATTCGTGATATTGACTGTAATTTTTCACTACAACAGGTAACACATCACTTAATTTGTCAGTTGCTGAATCTACATTTTTTAAATCTGGGCAAGCAGTCATTAGCTCTTGAGGAACGTCTGGAAATGTACGCTTAACAGGTGTTGCTAAACATCCACTTAATACTACTACCATTGGAAAAAGGATTAGAAAACGTTTCATTTAATTTTCTCTCCAGTCACAGTGACTGTGCCAAAGTTAAGTGGATTCTTTGCCGCATCATTTAGAATATTAATTGCTTCAGGAGCAACTTTACATTCTTTATCAATGAGTTCTTTTTCTTTAATAATGCGGTCTTGTATAACAACTTCCACTTGTTTAACTACTTTGACTCTTTCAACAATTTTAGTCTTGATTTCTACGTTCGCTTCTTTAGATTTTTCTTCGCTGATCTTAACTTTTTCTTCTAAGTCAGCAATCTTAGCACGCCATGCTAATTCATTTACATAGCCACCTTTAAAAAACAAACCTGCACACAATAATACAACGCCAATTGGTTTGAGCATTTTGGCGTACGTGCCATAGAATGGTATAAACTTTCCTAACCAACCTGCAAATAAACCTGATACCCCTGCAATCAGCATCAAGTTAATGATCCAGTTTAATACTCCTACCGGAATCAAACTAATCATCCAATAAATTTGCCACATTATCTATTATCCGTGTAATACGTGTAATGCGTGGTTATAGTGCTTGATACGATCATCAA